ATTTATAAAACTATTTGCCATTAATTTAAAAAGAAGTTTTGTGCTTCTACCTCATCTTTTAGTTCTTCTTGAAACGTAGTATTTAATTTTTCTACAATCGCATCAAGGTCTCTTACCTGTGCTTCTGCTGTTCCTAAATCATATTGAGGTGCAGGTCTTGTTAATACTTGTACTATCTTTGCCATTATCTACGCCCATCCGGTTGTATGTCTAATCTAAAAGTACCTAGTTTCCAACTTTGACTAGCAGCAGTATTTTCTATTTTCATAGCCACAGCTCTTGCTCTTGCACGTGTATCTACTTTTGTAGTTGATGAAGTAACATCAAATGGTCCAAGCGGCGAACCTGATTGTGTGCTATTGGGATAATTTTTTAATTGTAATGTAATTCTAGTTGCTCCTGTTTGAGATATAAAATCTGGTACAAATCTTCTTATTTTCATAAGAAATTCACCATCTCCTCTAAATGTTGCAGTACCTGTTGATTGTCCTGTAGCTGATCTTGCTTGTGTAATATCATAATCTCCAGATGAAATGTTTGCAGTAACTGCAGTTATTGTTCCATTTTTATTTTGATCAGTTCCTATTTCATGTTCATAATAAGTTGTTATACCTTCTGTGTTTCCAACAACATCAAACGATGTGTCTGTATCTGCATCGTATTCAGTCGCGTGTGGAGTTCCAAATATAGCTGAGTCTCTCCACATAGTTCTAGCTAATGTACCATTTGTCCATACTGGTCTTTGCGGTGATGAATCAAAATAATTATATGCAACCATTCTATTTACTACAGAGGATGTTGAAGTTGGATAAAACCATATAACTTCTCCAAACAAATTATTTAATCCTGCAGAAATCATTTGATTACCTGATGTTAAATTTATATCGTCATAAACAAAGTCCTCAACCAAACATGGTAGAGATTCTAATTTACCAGCATATCTAAAGAAACCATTTTCTGACATCCAATAAGCAGCACCATCAACTTCAACACATGCGTTCTGTCCTGCAAGTCCGCAGTTGGTTCCAACTTGTGCAAAAGCAAATGTAAACGGCTGACCTACAAAACGTTGAGTGAATAATGCTGTATCAGTCCAAACATAAAGTGCGTCACGACCTCTTATGGCTCCCATGATCCGTGATCCGTCGGCCAGTCTTTGTGTGCCAGCTGTATTAGTTGCTGTAGGTGTATATGTGTTTATATCTTCTTGGTCCGAGAATCTTACAAACATATCATCTTGTGTTGTTGTATCACCTATTGTTGTTTCTGTTCCATAAAACACTAAGTGTCTATCGGGTGTTGATACAACCATGTGACGAGAGGCTGTTGGTGCACCAGATATAATTGTAGCTCTTGTTGATGTTGCATTTGATAATGAAGAATCCCATTCAAAACATGCACTGTTGTGTATTAAACAAATAGCTTTGTCTCCAAAATTATCTATAGACCACATACCAGGTTCTATAACCAAGTCACCGGATGCTGCTTCACCCCATGCAACATAGTCAGATGAATTTGTGACTGTAGCACCATCAGAGTGTGCTGATCTAGTAGAGTTTCTTACAGCCCTTGTAATACCTGTTAATGTATTTCCTGTAACACCTGTATAAGAAATTTCTTCATTACCTACTTGAATAAAGTTTGTACCTGAATCAGGAAAGTTAGTTGTGCTTGTTAATGTAATGGAAGTTCCTGATCCACCTGTTCCAGCGGTATCATCTAATAAAGCCCCATTTAAAGTTGTGGTGATTGCAGAAGTATCTTCTCCACCCCAAGAACCTAAACCATAACCAAAACCTTTTGCCTGCACTGCAGGTCCAACGTGATAGTAATGTTGAACTCTAATACCACCAGATGTTGTTGCACCACTTCCTGTTTCATTAGACGGCATTGTAATTGTAAGAGTAGTAGTTGATGGCACAGATGTTACCATAAATTTTTTATCGTCAAAATCTGATGCACTAAAATTAGATCCTGTTATTGTAGTAAAATTGTCTAATAACAATATATCATCTTCTTGAATATTGTGTGCTGAAGAATAAGTTAGTGTAACAGTCGGTGATCCGTTAGTTGTGCTAAAAACATTTGTAAGTGTATTTGTTGATTTAATAGGATGTATGTCATAAAATACACCACCTGAATAAGCATATAAAATAGAATTAGTGCCTATGATAGCATACTTTCTACCTAAACTGTTTACATAATGATGAAGACCTCTTGCAGCTCCTGTTAAACTATCTGTGCCTAATTGCTTCCAGCCACCTATTTTTTCAGGTGTTCCATATCTAAATCTAACATTATCACAATCTACCCACTGACCTTCAGCTGTAGTTTCTGAAATTTGTTTATTTATACCTGGTTGAAATCCTATTTTTTGTAACATAACGTGCCTATACTACAGTTTTTTTATTTAATATAGACTATATTCAATACTGCTCTATAGTCAACATCTGTATGAGTGGTCCCAAAATGAAGAGTATCTGTGGGAAAAGTCACTAATCTGTTCTCAATAGAGTCAATTTTATTCCCATTTACTATCTGAGTATATCCGTTATTTGTGTTCAAGTACAATATACTAGTTAAACTGTTCTCTTCATTAAAAGAATCTACATGAGGTTTAAATTCTATTATTTTTTCAGTTTTAAATGTTAAATTTAATTTAGCTCTAATAATATTTGTTGCACCTATCTGAGAAATAAAACCACTCATCAAAGGTGTAAAAAAAGGACTAGGTTTTCTTTCTTGTTTTTCTCCTACAATTTTTACTAAATTGTGAGTAAATTGAGTATTACCATCCCCCTCTTCTACTTTGAATTTTTGTAGATACCAAGGAAACTCATCACTAAATACAATATTTTGCATTTGAAAAAAGTGATCATTATTTAAAAAATTATTTTCTACTTTTGTCATTTTTGTTTAAATTAAGTTCTTCAGTGCCATTGTTTAATTTTTTTTGTAAGTCTGAATTAAAATTAGCATTCCAATCCATAACCATTTTCATCAAACAATTTCCAAAAAGATTTAATGCTTCTGCAGAAAAATGTATTTTCTTTTTATTACTAATAATTTTTATTTCTTCTTCATTAAATTCTAAATCACAAGAACCATCTTCTTTATTTTGATTAAATTTCATTTTTATTTACCATCCTTTCTAGCTATTGGAGCTATTGTTAGTTCATTTGGTTGAAAACTCCAATAAGGTCTTTTATCCATATACTCATTTTTGTGTACACCATCTTTTTTTACGTAATGTAAAAAAACTTGTGCACTCCAATCTCCTTTAAATTCTTTTCTATAGTGAGGAACTTTAGCACCTAGATAAACAGCTGCATCTCCTGGTTTAGTATATACTGGAGTTTTGTTCATGTAAATTGGCCACTCTGTGCTACCATCGCTACCTATATTAATTGTAGCACTTATTTCACAAGAAGGTCTATCTACGTGTTTTGTTAAAGTAGAATATTTAGTGTACATTCTCCAATAAGAATATGTAGGTAACAATTTATAACCTACTATTTTTTCCATTAAAGGTTGTTTAACCGTAAGCATAGAATCAAAAAGAGGGTCACCATAATTATATGTATCTTCAATATTGTTTCTTGGATCAAAAGACACAACATTTGTTCTATGTTTTATTTCACAATATTTATTTAATAATTTTACTTCTTCTTTAGTTAAGAATTTTTTAACTAATTTATAATTAAAATCTTTTCCTATGATGCCCATGCTACCACCGAATATCTTGTTCCTTTTAAAACAGGAGTTACTGAATGAGGATACATAAAATTACTTGGCCAAATAATTAATCTATTTTTTTTCTTTTCTACTTTAAGAATTTCTTCTGTGCCAATTAATTTAAATACTAAATCTCCTCCTTCATAATCATCATTTACAAAATATATTAAACTTAAAACTCTATGTATGTTAGTATTATCGTCTATGTGAAATTTATAATGTCCTCCAGGGACATATTTTAAAACTTGAATGTCATTAATTCTACATCCAAAATTATCCATATTAAGATCAGTAATATATGTTTTTATACCACTAGTAAATTTATTTAATAATAAAGAAGCCCAATGCGCGGTAGTTAAACTTTTAGAGTAAAGGTTTGATAAACCTATTGCTTTAACATTTCTTATATCAGTATCAAGACTTTGACCACCATTTGATGTTAAAACTTTAGCCCCTTCATAATCAAAATGATTGCTATTACAAATTTTTAAAAAAACATCTAACGTTTCTTCTTTAAGAACGTTATCATAAAGTCTAACATAGCTTTCTAATTTTGACATATCTAATTTTTGTCTTTCTATTTCCATGATTTTTTATTCCAAAAAAGTTGTTTATAATTATGTATTATATTCTTTCCAAGTTTAAATTTTCTTTTAACATATAACTTATCATCTATTTTTTCAACTTTCATTTTCCAATTATCTCTTTTAAAAGGAATTACTTGAACATAAGGAGTCCCCACTTTTATAGTAGATTCTAGCATTGGATATTTATCTCCATTAACAATAAAAGGAAAATTAATTTCATTTTCAAAAGTATCTGTATCAACAATTCCAGGAATTATCGAAAACCTATCATCTGCATTATTAAGTGGTGGTAAAAAAAGACAAGAGTATCCGGGTGGAGTTTCTATTACCCAAGGATTTAAAATTTTATGAAAAGGTAAATTTTTATTTTTTTGATTAAAAGGACATTTATTTCCTAATTGATTTGTTGAATGAAAATCATTTTTACCCTGATAATTAATATTAGTTTTAACTGCAACACTAGGAGGTAAATTTGTTGGACTTGTTTCAAATTTAGTTATTCTTTCATTTTCTACAATTTTGTTATGAACTATGTGGTAGTCAATAGGCATTTTTAAAATATAACCACTAGTTAATGTTTCTAGAAAAGGAATACATCCTTTTATAGTTTTATTATCAATGCTATATTTTAATTCTTTAAACCAGTCCGGTATATTTAATTTAGTAGGAATAGGATAAAGACTTTTATCTTCAATAATAACATCATTGGTTTTAAATTTAATTATACTTTCGAACACAAACCTTTATAACTTTATTATGGAATTTGTAAAGGGTGGTAATAAGTTATTGAGTTTTCCTCACAATATTGTTCTATACTTTTTGTGTAGGGATAGGTTATTGAAGATGGGTTTATTGCTTCTAAAGCTTCTTTATATTCTGAAATAGAACCATGCCAAGGGTGATTTTCATTGTTTGTTAAAAAATTATTAATAGCCGTTAATCTATCTTGTATTGCTTTTTTAAATCTGTCTTCATCTTTAATTCCAATATTATCAACAGGCTCTTCCATAACTACACTATCACCAGAAAGAACGGGTTTTTTTATATCTCTTCTTATATCTTGAAAATCAGAATCACTTATATCTTTTTCAATATAAAAACTGACATCAAGATTATGAAGATCTACATTATCGTCTCCCCATACTTTATAAAGTTGTCTGTTATTTTTATCAAAAAATGCTTTTGCCATTATTATCCTCTATCGTCAAAGATCGCTATAACCCCTGCTCCTCCGTTTCCACCAGAAGTATTATTCCCACCTCTACCACCAGCTGATCCTATGCCATCTATTCCAAATAAAACAGATCTGTTTATATCAGTAGAAGCTGCACCAGGTGCACTTCCACTTGAAGCTGGAGATTGATTGTTAGATTGGTTTGGTGAACCACCTCCCCCTGCTGAGCCAGCATTTGCTGTCGCTAAATTTGTAATGTTTGAATTTCCACCTGCGTTTCCCGAGCCTCCATTTCCTGGAGCTCCTGGTCCTCCGTTTCCACCTGCACCAACTGAAAAAGAAAAAGGACTTCCGCTTGCAACAGGTCCAGCATAGAAACCAAATCCTCCAGAGCCTCCTGGTTGTCCTTGAGGGCTAGGACCGTCACCGCCCCCGCCTCCTCCTCCGCCACCGGCAGAAAGGTACGCCTGAAATTTTGAAGCGTTTGGTCCAGATGTGTATGTTCCAGAAGTTGGTCCTTGTCTAAATAAAACCATCTGCATGTTTGCAGCTCCTGCTCCAGAAGATGCTGTGATAACTCTTCCAGAAGAGTCAATAGTTATATTAGATGCTGTGAAACTTCCAACTGCTGGTTTAATTATTCTTGGCATTTATTCCTCCTAGTCTACCATTTCTACGTAAGAAACGTGAAAAGATAAATCGTTAGCAGCACCAGCTGTTACAGCAATTAAATCAGTTTCATCTAAGTAGATAGGTCGTGAGATTAAATCTAATGTTGAATCTGCAGGCACTGAAATTGTGCTTGCGATTTTATAATAAGTTGAACCATTGTCATTACTAATTTCTACTGTTGCATCAACAGCGTTAGTCCCATCAATGTTCGCTAATAATATTGTATCTATCCTTACTGCAGTTTCTGCAGGAACATCTATCATAGTAGTTCTGTTTGTATCAGATAAACTACCCATAGCATTTTTAGGTGTGATCGTTGCTATATTTACAAGATTCGGTGTTGCCATTTTT